TTCAGAATGTTGAGTTTAGCAGTCTCATTAAGACGATTTTGTAATTTCACATTAGCCTTGACCTGTTCGTCTAGGCGGGTTTCCATTTCACGAATAGATTCAGCCATACCCTCTACCACATCGACTTTATCGTCTGGGATAGAGATGTAGTGCTCCTCAAAGAGACCCTTGAGACCTGCAATGAAGTCTTCAGTGATCTCATTTCTGATTCCACGGTCAACAGCAACTTGGTTCTGTTCCATCCATTGACCAATGGCGTAGTTCACAGTGCCGTTAACTTCCTCGCTAAGCTCTGCCTTGGTGGCATCTACTTGCTTATCGAGTTCGTTAGCAAAGTGTTCTACAAGCTTGTCATACTCTTCATTGAGTTTTGCAGTTACAGCAGCCTCGAAAATGGTCTTTGCTTTTTCTGCAAACTCTTCTGAGAGTTCGGTGCCCTCTAAGAGAGCGGCAACGTCAGAGGACATATCGATCTCAAAACCTGCTTTGATTGGATATGTTACCTTGCCACCCATCTTGGTGCCATATGCTACTTCCGCGCCAACTGAAGGTGCTGGATCCTTACCAGGCTTGCCAGCGGTTGAGGTAACACTGCTATCTTGGGAGATAGGTGCTGCCGCCTTAGCGCCAGGATTCTCTTCACCATCTTCATCGTTGCTGTGAAGTGGTGCGGAGGTTGAACCTCCAAGGTCTGCCGCAGCAGATTGACCAGGTGCAACGCTAGGTTGTACACTTGGCATAGGATCCTTGCCGCCTGCCTTAGCAGTTTGGGCATCGGAAACTGCTGAAGGTTCACTACCAGTGCCAGGGATAACGTTTGCAGAAACAGTTGGCATTGGATCGCCAGCTTCTACAATCACCTTTTGCTCGGTAACGAACTCCTCAAACTTTTCGTTTAGCATATCTGACATTTGAGTTTACCTCGTAATTTTCCGTATGATTTATTTCTAAGAGTATTTATGAAATCAAAGATTTGAAAGAAAATGCTCAAACACTTTGAGCGTCTTCTGTTCCATGTCACGACGTGATGCATCATGCATGTATCTCTGATATTTAGCAACTTCACGCTCTTTGAGAATTCCGTTGTCCCATACCCACTCTTTACCTTCCATGATGCCATTAACAAATGCATCAGGTGCGGAAGGATCTGCTACAATATCTGCAGCGGTTGTAAGCATAAAATCGTCGTTGACTACTGAGCAGTCTTCGCGTTTATCGATGCTTCCCATACCTCTGGATGATACACCCAGTTGAACACCTTCTCCTAAGAGAGACTTAGCAATCTTACCCATGGGTGTGTCAAGGATCTGTGCCTTGCCCATGAAGTTAGTTCCTTCAGCGCGGAGTTCAACGATACGATGTGACACTCTATCAAGGTTGATAGTAGGACCATCTGGATGACCGAGTTCACCTAAGGCACGTTTCGATTGTACATACTCTTCGTTGTATCTCTCAACCTCGCGGTTAAGAACATCGAATGGGTATACACGACCGTTGCGATTCTTTAGTTCTGACTGAAGAAAGACACCTTCGATATAAAGGATCTTCTTACCATCTCTCTCCTCAGTAAGGAGTTTAACGTCTTCAATCGTTTCCGTTATCAGTTTCATCGGTAGTTACTTCCGTTTCGGTAGGTTCATCAAAGTATGTATTCGCTACAACCTTCTTGTAATCTGCCATTGCATCAGATGCCTTGGCAAATAACATATCCTTGATTGCATCAATTGCACCAGCGCGATCATTATCGTTGATTTTACTAACGATTTCTGACTCACTGGCGAATGGATTAGTTTCAGTTTGTTCTGACATAATATTGATTCAATATAATTTATTTAGTATTTGCGGAAGGTTTAGGCATAGACTTCGCCTTTTTGATCTCCCTATCCATGGCAGCATCTGCGGAAGCTGCCTCTCTTTCTGCAGCATCTTGCGCTTGCTGATCTTGAATTTCAGGAGCAAGGGCAGTATTGGCAGCAGTGAGTTGATCCATTGCATTGGTTTCTGCTGGATCAATTGCGAGACCTGACGCGATCTCTTTCTTCATCTGCTTATCAATTTCCTTATAATCAGTATCCTTCTGACCAAGAACATGACGACGGATATATTCTGCTGAGAAATACTTACCAACGAATGGATCCATCTGTGTGACAGTCATCATTCTCTGGTTCATCATCTCAATCTCTTTGAGTTCATTGAAATGATTGTCGAAGAGATAGTCATACTGAATATGCTCTTTCATATCATCCCAATCTTCTGGGGAGATTACTCCCTTAAGAATGAGTTGGGTCTTGAGAATATCGTGGAAGAGTTCGCTAAATCTCTTACGTAGTCTTCCGATGAACTTCGTGAACTTAAGTTCGTCTCTAAGGACTTCAGTGGTTTTACCGAGATTAAATCCTTTGTTATCGTCTGTGAGACGGGAAGGAGGAAGATTGAGAGAGTTATAGAGTTTCTTTTTAAAATACTCAACGTCTTTGAGTTCGCCAAGGTTCTGTCCGCCAGGTAGAGTTGTAATCTCAGTACCACGACCACCCTCTCTACGAGGCAACCAAAAATCTTCTAGCATACTCATATGCTTTTTGTCGTCACGCATCTCACCAGTGTTAGCATCGTAAACTAGTTTGTTGCGATAACGACTCATGACATCACGCAAGTATTGTTCTGCCTTGACCTTAGGTAGATTACCAACATCAATGTAGAAAATTCTACGCTCAGGTGCGCGTGATAGTCTGTAGATAACAAGAGAATCCTCAATCATTCTAAGTTGATTGAGTGACTTGATTGCCTTGTGTAGGAAACCAAGAGTCATTCTTTTATTTAAATCCTGTAGTCCTGAGGTAACAAAGGTGACAGAATCAGTTGCCATCTTCACACCTTGTGAAAGTGACATGTCACCAACTGGTCCTAGGACACCACCTTTATAAAATCCTTTTGGATTGAAAAGATAGTAGTCAATGAATGTACCGTATTCATACTCAAGCGCGGTGCCTTTAATTGCTGCTTGTGCTAGAGCATCTTTCGGTTTGTTGTCGATTTTTTGACGGACCTTCTTGATCTTCATTGGATCAATGTAACGAAGTTCCGTGATACCTTTCTTTGGGTTTTCTAGGTCGATGACCTTATGATAAAATAACCTTCCGTCAATGTACCAAGTTCTGACAATCTCATGTGCGCGATTGTCAAAGTTTAACAAACGTTTGATATATTCAAATTCTTTGCGGACTTTGGTTTTTACACCAGCACCCACATCAAGATTATCTAGATTAATTTCTACTGGAGAATCATATGCATCGCTAACGATAAACTCGTTAACAACTTCATCAACTGCACTATCCACCTCAGGGTGAATCGCCATGTCACGATAACGACGGATCATCTCAAACTCATTACGAGCTTGATTATCCGTATCCACATACGTTCCGTAGTACCCACCAGCAGCAACTGCGATGGGTTCATCAGCAGAAGGAGGGACGGGGGATTGTCCCCTCTGCCCCTCCTTTCTGTTAATCTGGAAGCCAAATAACTGACTCATGATTTAAATGTATAGTTGAGCGTTCAACTATTTATCATCCTACTTCTTTGTTGTTTCCAACTCTAGATGATGCAGAAGCACCAGCAGGTGAAGTAGATAGACCGTTACTTGCTCTGAAGTAGGAATACTGCCACTCAACAGTGAACTCTTCAATCTGATCATTGCTGTCATAAGCAAGATCGATCTGGGAGACATTGGTTGGGAAGCAATGAACCAATTCATAGGTTCTTAGAGCACTGCCGTTATCTGATGCATCCTTCTCTAGTTGAGTAACATAGAGAGATGCCATGTATCCGTCAGAACCCTGACTGGATGGCTTGAACAGAGGAGCAGTATTACCTTCATGAGTGTTGATCTGGTTTGCCCAGAACTCGAAGAAGGAACGGAGTTTGAAGTCCTTATCGTTGAAGAAGGTTGCAGACCAAGTATCGAAGGTGCGGTCACCAGCGATCTTGACAGTTCTTCCTCTGAAAGGAACTTCGATAACACCTAGGTTAGAACCAGGTAGAGCAGCAGACTTACACATGAGAGTTGATAGTTCAACCTCAGTTAGGTTAACTGCTTCAGCGGCGAGTTCTTTTAGTGCAGCGGGGAAATTGATATCCACGCTAAACATATTGGGCTTGACGCCCTGCCCAATATTCTGGAGAAATGTACTTACGTTAGACGTTGCCATTGTTGTTTACCTCGTTATGTTTTATCTAGTATCGATCAACCTCTACCAACTACTTCCTCGAAGGAAATGCCAGTTCTAGTAGCAGTAACAGTAACTGTTACGAAGTTAATAGAACGGGTAGGCTTGAGGTAGAGTTCGGCAACGAATTCATTCCTGTCGATAACTTCAGGAGTGTTGTTAGTGTCGTCACAGACAACTAGGAAATCAGTAACACCTCTACGTGCTTGTACCTCAGCAAGGTATGAGGAGATAGAAGCGTTAAATCCTGCACGGGTGACGGGATCGTTTTGCTCAAAGAGAACTGCTTCAGCAAGATCTCTTGCTCTCTTCTCAACATTGAGGAAGAGACGGCGAACATTAATTCTGTCGAATGCAGAAGGAGATGCAAGACCAGTCTTGTCACCGAAGAGAACAGGACCAGCGCCAGGGAACGAAACGATTGGGTTAACTCTGTTGGTGTAAAGATCGTCTCTCTGTGCCTTGTTAGGATTGAAAGCGAGTTTTACAACGTTCTGCAGACCACCACGATTGGTGCCAGCAGGAGAGAACCAGTCATCTAGAATAGCGGAAGTTGATACACAGAGACCAGCAACGTCACCGTTGCAACCAACATAACGATACTTATCGTTGAAGCGGTCATAGGTATACTTGATACCACTATCAAGAACAACATAAGAACTAGAGGAAATGTTTTCCATGAACTCTAGAGTCTTAGAAAGTTGCTGAGCACTGGATAGTGCAGCACCACCAGAAGTAGCAACTTGACATCCACTCCAAGGTGAGATGAATGCTACACAGTCCTTTCTGCTGTTAGCAACAGCAGCAACTGCTTGTGCCTTAGCGATGGTGTCATTTTCGTTAGCACCGTCGCCACCCATTAGAACAAAGTCAATACGGGTTTCTTCAGTGTCTAGGAATGAATCATATGCTGCTTGGATTTCGCCAGCAGAATATGCATAGTCATCAACACCACCAGATAGAGCACCACCAGCGGTAGCAAGGATTCTGGAGAGTTTTAGTGGGGAAGCAGCGGTTGCACCGTATGAACCAGAAGCAGCGCCAGGATCTTCACCAGCAGTGGTAACGTCAGATGCCTGAAGTGGAACACCTGCGTATACGTAACGAGAATACTCGTTTACATAATCCTTCCAATAAGTAGAACCACCTTCAGGTGATCTGCCATCAGTTAGTTTTGAAAGATAGGTTAGTCTCTCAACGATGGTGTTAGAAGACTCATCGATGATAGCAACGTGTACTTCGTCGTGTGATAGATGACGCTCAGCAGCAAATGCTGAAGTGCTAGGACGTGGTGCGATTGCTTTGTAAGTTAAACCAGTTGAACCGATTGCTCTTGCGTTCCAGTCAGAAGCAGTGTAAGCAGCAGAAGCATCTCCAGCTGCAGGGTCAGGAGCAGCACTGCCCATGACAACTCTGAAGGTGTTAGCATCGACAACTTCGTATACTTCGTGTGCAACGGAGCTATCGTCGGTATAAGTACCACCAACTGCTAGACCGTGACCAGTCTTGGTGATGGTGAAATCTGGACCTCTGTCGATAATAACAACGCGAAGGTTGTTACCGTCAGTACCAGCAGAACGTGCAATGAATTTCTCGGATGAAACACCTGCATCAAATGCATCCTTGTCTGCGACAAGAACACCAGATCCAGTTGTTGCGTTTAGAACACCAGTTGCTGCACGAACAACTGCGAGTTGACCGCCGTAGCGAAGGAACTCAGATGCTACTAACCAGTCACCAGCGTTTGCCTCAGCTGGTGCGCCGAACGTGTCGATCAGTTCTCTTTCAGAACCGATGTTTGTAATTTTGCCTACGGGTCCTTTGCGGAATGAAGAAGCGAAAGCAGCACGAATTGCTAGTGCTCCTACAACTACCGCATTGGATAAATCACTTTCTCGAATAACAACACCAGGCGAGACTTGACTTGCCATGTTTTTACCTCTTAGATATCAAATTTATCTAAATCTATTTAGATTTTTCAATGCTTCAGAGGTGGTGAACAATGCATGAACTACCAGTCTGGATAACCCCAATCAGCAAATGGATCTCTCTTCTTTCTAGATTCCATCACCCTTTTGACTGTACAGTCTTTGCACTCATATGCATATGCTGACGGATGTCCTTTCTTAGTTTTCCTTGTCAAATAAAACTCAGAGATCAGATCCTTCTTTACACCGCAAGTTCTGCATACTCTTTCTCTGAAGAGAAGATGTTCCAGACTGAACTGATCTCCAATATCCATCAGTAGTTCCACATATATCCCACTTCTTCCTGTTTGTCACCGTAAGCCCATAGATCTCCATCGGCGTCCAGAAAGGTGTCGTCACCCATGCCATCGTCAATAAACCCAAAAGGAGCCATGTCTTGCTCAATCTGATTTCTTTGTTCATCGTAAATCCTTCTTCTGATATCTTGGTCAGTCATTTCTTTGAAGTATTCCTGCATGACTAACCATGCAAACAATACCATACACATAACTAAGTCATCATGATAACCTTCGTCTGCTTCCCACGCTTGTTTCTTTTGTACAAATGTGGTTAACTCTTGGAAGATTTGGAAGTCATTGAATAATAATTTATCTTCTTCGATAATTGCTTTTAGATTTGAGCAACCGATCTTCTTCACGGTCACACTCATCTTGACACCTAGTTGCGTCTTTGTTCCTGAGAATCCTTGCCCGACGACTTGACCAGCTCTACCACGCATCGCACACATAAGTACGTTAGGATATTCAAGATCGTAATTAAGAGTAGCAGCAATAGAATCGCCAATGTCGTTTACCTCAACTAGTACGTAGGGATTATTGTATTCTTTGCAGACCTGAAAAATTACCGAGGGAAACAGTACAGGTTTAATCTCATTATTTCTGTACTTTGCAACGATCTTATACGGCACAGTGGTGATATCAAACACGATGAAAGCAGAATAGTCGCCACCAATTCCTCTGGCAACATCAACAGTAATGATATATTCGTGATCCTTTTCAACTCTCTCATAGATGTCAAGTCCTGCATTACTCTTTATGGGGTCATGGAACGGAATAGTTTGTAGTTTTGCTGGACTAATCAACGTGTCCGCAGAACCGAGAAAGTCACACTCGAATTCCTGTGCGAACTGACGTGGTGACGTGTTCTTAATAGTTTCTTCTTTCCACTTGGCATCTCTGCCAGGCACCTGAGACCAGTGGACTTCGTTAGTTACATAATCATTCTTACCTCTCCTAGCATCCTCCCACATCTTGTAGAAGTGATTCATGCCGTTAGGCGTAGAGATGA